TTATTTATACAATTTGGAGATGCTCTTTTAAGTAGTTGGGCAAATATAGTAGCAGAAATGGCTGCTTTAAAATTATTTGGAGAAGATGGAAGTGGGAAACCAATGTGGCAAGCTCTTCTTGAAATTGGCGGAGCAATAGGAGGATTACTTGGGATAACTTCTAATAGCTCATCATGGCTTGCACCAGCAGCATCAGCCGGGGGTGGTTCATATTCAGCACCAAGAACATTGCATCAAGGTGGATTAGTAAGAGCTCATTCAGGAATGTTTGTTACTGCACATAACGGATTAAATCTTGCTTCTGATGAAGTTCCAATTGTTGCTCAAACAGGAGAAGGTGTAGTTTCAAGAAAAGGAATGTCTGCTTTCAACGCATTAAACAACGGAGAAGTTGGTGGAACAACAATTCAACCAGTAGTAGTAATTCAAGCTTGGGATTCAAGAGATGTAGCTAGAAATATGGATGCTATATCATCTGGATTAGCTCAATCATTAAGAAGTAACTCAAGTTTTAGAGATGCAGTTAAAAGGTATGGGAGATAAAAATGTTTGGAAGAAGAAATAAATTTTTAAGAGGCGGTTTTTTTAAAAGAGGATTTTTTGGAAGAAGATTTAATTTAAATTCAGTTAAGTGTGAATGCTTAGGTTGTGGAAATATAATGACTTCTAAAGGATGTTGTCCAGAAATAAAATGTTCTGAATGCGGTGGTGTAATGAGAAGGTTTGACCGTCCTGGAAGAGGTAGGTGATAAATGTCAAGTGATTTTTCTACATTTTTAAGAGGTTTCCCATATAAAGTTACGGTTAACTTTGATGTTTTAAAAACTGAATTTGAAAATGGTGTAAATCAATATAGAAGAAAACGGTCTTCTGCTCAAAGAGAATTTGAACTTTCTTTTAATGTTAATACAAAAGCAGAGATGTTAGAAATTAGAGATTACTTCATAGCTAGAGAAGGGATATATGATTCATTTGAATTTACAGAACCTTTAGATGAAGTAACTTATACAGTTAGATTTAAAGAAAATTCATTCACATTTGAAAGAGAAAATTATGGTTCATACGGTTGTAAAATTACTTTAACTGAAATTTTATGAGAAGTTTAGATACAGATTTCATAGCAAAGAAAAATCAACAAGAAAATAAACCAATATTCCTTTATACTATCTATGATTACGATGGAAGTACTGATTTATTTTTTACAAATTATGATACTAACATAACATTTGATGGACAAGAATATGTAAGATTTCCAATTACACATGAATTTATTTCTGAAAATACTCAAGGACAAATTGATTCTGTAAGCCTTACTTTAGGAAACGTATCAAGATTAATTCAAGTTTATTTAGAAGCAAATGATTTTAGAGGAGTAAAAGTAGAAATAAAACAAGTATTTGCTGATTTATTAGATGATACAGATGCTTATATAAAACATATTTATTATGTAGATTCATATACGGCAGACCAACAAAATGTAGAGTTTACATTAACGAGTAAATTTGATATATTGGAAGTTGAATTACCAGCAAGAAAATATTCAAGAAACTATTGTGGTTGGAAATTTAAATCAACTGAATGTGGATATGCAGGAGCAGAAACTGAATGTAATAAAACTTTAGCAAGATGTAGAGTCTTATCCAATAATTCAAGGTTCGGAGGGTTCCCAAGTGTCCCTAGCAGAGCAATTTATACAAAATGATGTTAACCGAAAAACAATTAGTCAATAAATATTTAGGTTGGCAATATCTTCATCATGGTAGAGAAGAAGGTAAAGTTGATTGTTGGGGGTTAATTCTATTTATTTATAAAGAATGCTTTGATACAAATGTTTTAGATTTAGAGGGATATGAAAAAAATTGGGCATTACATAATAAGAATTTATTTATAGAAAATTATTATAAAAACTGGAAGCATGTAGAGCACCCGGAATATTTAGATGTTGTTTTATTTAATAATTCAAAGGGTATTACATTTCATGCAGGGATTTATTTATCAAATGGGAAATTTATTCATGGTTCGAAAGCAGGAGTTATTGTTACAAGATTAGATAAGAGCTGGCAAGAAAGAGTAGAAGGATATTATAGGTATGAGCGTTAAATTAAAATACATTCCAAATATTTTATTATATAAAGATAGAGAAACTAAAATTCTTCCTTTTGATAAAGTAAAAGGGAAAACAATTTTAGAATGTATGGAAATGCTAAAATATCCTACCAAAGATATTAAAGCAATTGTCAATGGAAAGAAAGTTGATTTAGATTATAAAGTTGAAAAAGATATTGAGATAATTATAACTCCAGAAGTTAAATGGGAAGTAATCGGAGCAATTATTTGGTATGCTTTTGTAGTTTTATCTTATGCAACAGCTATCTATTCAATTGTTATGACTGTAATATCTCTTTTTAGCAGTCCAAGAACACCTAGCTACGGAGTCGATGGTACAGGAATAGATGAGGGTTCGCCTACTTATGGATGGGATGGGATTAGAGCAATTCAAGAAGTTGGCGTTCCAGTCGGAGTAGTATATGGAAGACATAGAGTAGGTGGTAATATAATTAATGCTTATATAAGAACAGACGGGGATAAAAACTATTTAAATATTTTATTAGCTGTATCAGAAGGAGAAATAAATTCAATTTCTGATATCTTAATTAATGATAATCCTTCCGCTAATTATGATGATATATCAACAACAACGAAAATGGGAACAAACGACCAAGCAATGATTCCCAACTTTGAAGATGCTCATAATCTTTATGCCGTTAACGTAAACTTAACTAAAGATAATGCACATACTTATACAACAATTGATTCAGATGTTGAAGGGTTTGAAGTTCGCTTACAATGCCCTGCTGGGTTATTTTTACAGGACTCAGATGATGGGTCAGTTCAAGAGTGGAGTGTAGTTTATAAAGTAGAATATAAAATCCACACTGACCCTAGTTATACAGATTTAGGTTCAACTACAATCACAGCAAAAAGTAGAACAACAGTAAGAAGAACATATAGGAAAACAGGATTAACAGCAGAACAATATGATATTAAAGTAACAAGAACTTCAGATGATTCTAGTTTAGACCCATACAAAGAGGGTGATTTAACTTGGGTTCAATTAGATGAAATAAAATTAGATGATTTTAGATACCCAAATACAGCATTATTAGGAATAGAAGCATTAGCAACAGACCAATTAAGCGGAGGAATGCCAAATCCTACTTCTTTAGTAGAAGGAATAAAAGTAAGTATACCAGATATAAAAACTGTAGGCGGAGTTGCTCAAGATTGGGAAGATTATTATTATGATGATACAAATTCAAAATGGAAGTTGTTGTCTGATGATACTGAATTAGCTTGGGATAATACAACATATGTAACTAAATGGAGTGCAAATCCAATTTGGTGTATGAAAGATTTATTAATAAATGATAGATATGGGTTAGGAGAATTTATTGCTTCAACAGATATTGATAATACTTTATTTTTAGAAATGGCTAAACATTGCGAAGAAAAAGTACCTGATGGAGAAGGCGGATATGAAAAAAGATTTGAATTAAACGTAGTATTAGATTCAACAACTAGAGCATTAGATTTATTAAATCAATTATGTGTATCTTTTAGAGGAATGCTTTTTTATTCAGAAGGGAATGTAAAACTAAGAGTAGATAAAGATGAAACACCCATTCAGTTGTTTACAATGGGAAATATAATTAAAGATTCATTTAAACAAAGTTGGAAATCAATAAAGGATGTTCCAAATGTAGTAGAAATTCAATATTTAGATGAAGACAAAGATTATAAGCAAGATACTATTGCATATATAGATGAAACAGCTTTAGCTGCTGGTGACCCAATGAGAAAAAAGACAATTAGATTATTTGTAACAAAGTTAAGCCAAGTAATTAGAGAAGCAAGATATTCTTTAAAACAAGCTAAATATTTAAATAGGTCAATCTCATTTGGAGCTTCAATAGATGCGGTTGCATGTCAACCAGGTGATTTAATATCTGTTCAGCATGATGTTCCACAATGGGGTTATGGTGGAAGAGTTATTGCTGGTTCAACTACAACTAAAGTAATGTTAGATAAAGAAATAACTTTAACAGCAGGGACTTATAAAATAAGAATTCAACATGATGATGATACGATAGAAGAAAAAACTGTTTCTACTGCTGAAAGCACAACTGATGAAATAGAAGTAGTAGGGGATGCTTTTAGTTTCACCCCAGCTGCTTTTGATAAGTATTCAATCGGCTTATCAGGAAGTACAAAAAAAGATTTTAGGATTAATTCAATGAAGGTAGACAATAAAAATGATGTTCAAATAGTTGCAACTGAACATAATACAAATGTTTATGATGATTCAGCAGTCACAATTCCTGATAATAATTATTCAGCATTAACTTTAACTATTCCACTTGTAAGAAATCTTGCTCTAACAGAAAGACTTACTGTTTTAGCTGATGGAACAATAGAAAATGCAATTGATGTTTGGTGGGATAATCCAACAACTTCAAGTACATATATTAGAACTTATCTAAAAGCAAAAATATTTATTTCAGAAGATAATGTTAATTGGGAATATTCTGGAGAATCTTTTGGGACTAATTTTTCTATCACAAGCGGAATACTTAAAGGGGTAACTTATTATGTTGCAGTTGTTTCAGTAACAGATGCGAATATTATGAATTCATTTACTAATTCTCCTTCAGATAATATTACAATAACTTCAGCTCCATCAGCCCCTGTAACAATTACAAATTTTGCTGCTAATTTTGATGATAATTTAGAGCTTACTTGGGATAAAAATTCTGAAACAGATATAGCTGGGTATGAAATAAGAGCAGCAGATAGTAATTGGGGAGTAGACAATGCTGATTTAATTTATAGAGGGTTAGTTAATAGTTATATATATATACCTTCTTCAAGAAGTCCAGGTACTATTTATATTAAAGTATTTAATACAAGTGAACTTTATTCAACAGTAGCTCAAGATGTTACTCCAACTAATACAGCTCCAACTGCTCCAACAGTAGCTGCTACTCAATGGTTTGGTTTTGCTAAATTAGTTTGGGCGGATAGTGCTGACGTAGATGTTCAAAGTTATGAGGTTTATGTATCTAATACTGATGCTTGGGCTGGAGAGGAAACAATTGAAGCTGTTGTGAAAGGAACAGAAGCAGTAATTCAAGGAAATTCTCCAACTGACGCAATCGCAGATTCTGCAGATGCTACTCATATGACAGATGCTACTATAGCAAGTTATGGAGCAGACTTTTTTGTAGGGGATATAATTTTACAAACTACCGGAACTTATAAAGACCAGACTACTACAATAACCGGATACAATACAAGTACAGGAGAAATTACTGTAGCTTCTTGGCCTTCAGGAACACCTGATGCTGCTGATGAGTTTGTAATTAAAGATAGAGCATATTATAAAGTTAGAGCTAAAGATACTTATGGTGTAGGAAGTTTTTCTACTGCAAGCACAGTTAATTTTACACCTTTATCTGAAGCAGAATTATCAGATGAAGCTGTTACAGCAAGAAAAGTTACT